GACCCGGACACCGGCCGCGCCTGGCGGCGCAGCGCGCTCGGCGCCAAGTACGCGGCCCGCGCCAAGATCCGCAAGCAAATCGCCAAGCGGGCCGAGCGCCAGCAGGCCCAGACGAACGCCGCCGTCAACAAGGTCGTGACCACGCCGAAGGCCAGGCGCCAGACGGCACCGACGCCCGCCGAAGAACAGGCCGGCGCGCCCAGCCTGCTCAAGATGTCCGACGAGGACCTCACCGCGGAGCTGAACCGGGTCGGTATCGGCACCGCGCGTGGCCAGCAGATCGCCTTCGAGATCGCCCGCCGTGCCGCGGCCAAGCCCGTCGAAGTCGACCCAAACACCAGGGTCCCGCTCGACATCTTCCGCATGCGCGGCGCCGAGCTGCGGGCCGCCCTCGACGAAGCGCTCCAGGCCGGCGACCGCGAGCGCGTCACCCAGATCCGCGCCGAGATCCAGCGCCGCGCCGACAAGCGCGCCATGCGCCCGCGCAACAGCGCGGTTCAGCGCGCCATCGCCCGCGAAGTCGAGGCCAACGCCGGCGTTCCGACCGACGACGGTATCCCCTTCTACGCCGACGAGCACGCGAAGGAGATCCTGCGCCGGATCACCCATCGCGACCCGCAGGCCCAGTACGCGGCGCGCGTCATGACCTACCGCATGCTGAACCTGCTCGGCCGGACGGCACGTGAGGGCCTGGCCCAGACGAACATCATGTCCGTTGGCGACCTCTACCGCCTGGCCGGCAGCCCGCTGCCGGAGGGCGTCGACCCGGAGGGCGCCTTCTTCGACTTCTCGGACCCCGCCTTCGCGAAGCTGCGCGCCGACCTGCGCCGCATGGCCATCGGCCTCAAGGAGGGCCAGGCCACGCCGATGACCGTGATGCACGAGATCGGCCACATGGTGCTGCGCACCAACCTCTTCAGCCCGGAGGAGCGCGCGTCCATCGTCGAGGCGTTCCAGAAGGCCGACGACGAGGTGGCGCAGGCCATCCGCAACAACCCCGCCTACGGCGAAGAGCCCCTGGAGACCAGGGCCGAGGAGTGGTTCGTCGAGCGCTGGGCGAACTACGCGGCCGAGCGCGTGGCCAAGGGCGACGTCTGGCGCGCCCGCCTGGAGGGTCCGGACGCCGAGGCCAACCTCCGCCTCAAGAGCCGTCTGGAGGTCATCCTCGACCGCCTCGTCGAGGCGGTGGCCTACGTCGTCAACGGCCTGATCGGCCGCAACGACATCAAGCAGATGTTCCGCCGCATGACCTTCTACGGGGACATGCTCGGCGGCAGCCGCGTTGAGGGCGCCACGCAGGTCGCCCTGCCGCCCGAGCTGGCGCGCGCCTACTCCGAGAAGGCCATGAGGGCCGCGGGCATGTCGCGCAAGCAGCGCATGGAGGCGTTCGTCGCCAACGGCGTCGGCCGCGGCCCGAACGGCGAGGTCCGCATCTTCTTCCACGGCACGCCGAGCGGCGCCGCCTTCAACCGCCGCCGCAACCCGGACGTGGTCCTGGAGCCGTCGAGCAACGGCCTATGGGGTCCCGGCGTCTACGCGACCGACAACGAGGCCGTCGCCACCGAGGTCTACGCCGCCGACGCCACGCCCACCGCGGTCCGCCGCATGGCCGAGGAGAAGGGACTCGACCCCGAGGCCGTCCGCTTCGTCGAGGAGTCGGCCGAGATGCGCGCGAACCTCGTGTCGGCTCGCAAGGCCGCGCAGCGCGAGATGGAGCGCACGAGACGCAACGGCTCCGCCATGCTCGGCGTGGACACGGACGACCGTCTGGCGCAGTTGCAGAACGAGATCAGCCAGTACGACGCCCTCATCGCCGACATCGACCGCGACCTCGCCGACCTGGGCATCCAGCCGCAGCCGCTGGTCCTGCCGCTCGTCGTGCGCATGCTGCGGCCGTTCGACCTGCGGATCGACACGCGCTACCGCCGCACGGACCCGGCCATCGCCGAGATCGAGGACGTCCTCAGCACCTCGGACGTCGTCAACCCGATCATCGTCCAGCAGGTCTTCAACGACATCCCCGAGAGCGGCGTCAACGGCGTCGAGCTGTACCAGGCCATTCTGCTCCGGGCTTTCACCGACGACGGCCGCACCGAGAGCGAGGCCAAGACGGAGATCGCCGCGCTGCTGCAAGACCTCGGCTACGACGGCCTGCGCACCACGCACGAGAACGCGCTGAGGAGCGGTGCCGTCGTCGAGCACGAGGGCCTGGTCGTCTTCGACCCGGCCAACGTCAAGCACGTCAACGCCCGCTGGTTCGACTGGAACAACGAGGGGCTCTACCGCAGCGAGATCCAGACGCCGATCGCGCCGTCGGCGTCGATCGTCGAGGCGGCCCTCGAGACGGACGCGCCGTTCAACACGCGCAACCCGGCGCCCATGCTCAGCGCCTTCCAGGCGGCCGGCGTCGGCCCGGCCCTGACGGGCCTGGCCCGCAAGGTTCTGCGCCGCGAGGCCCCGACCCCGACCGATATGGAAACGGCCCGCAAGTTCTCCTGGCCGCTCCAGCTCCGCTCGAACAGCCGCCGCCTGCGTGAGATCAGCAATGCGCACTATGTGGCCGACTGGATCGCGCCGGAGAACGGCCCCGGCATCGCCGAGCGTCACAACCAGGAGCTGGCCGCCAAGGTCGTTCCCGTCTTCGAGATGCTCAACAAGCTGCCCGGCGCCGGCGCCGTCAACCGCTGGCGGCACAGCCTGAAGTTCTGGGGGCAGGTCAGCCAGCCGGAGAGCTTCACCCGCATCGTCAAGGCCATGCGGCGCGGCGACCCGAGCAACCTTAGCGCCGACGAGCGCCGCATCTACGATCGCATCTCCACCCTCTTCCGCGAGGAGCTGGGGCGTCTGCGCGACGCCGGCGTCGAGATCGGGAACATCCTGAACTACTTCCCGCAGGTCTGGGACGTCGAGGCGATCCGCCGCAACACCGACGAGTTCCGCGCCAAGCTGGCCGACTACTTCCAGCGCGAGTCCCGCCTCGACCCGGCCCGCAGCCCGATCGGCCGCGAGGACGCGCTCGGCCGCGCCGACCGCGTCCTCCAGAGGCTGCTCGACGACGAGGGCGTCTACATCCCGCCAAAGGCCGAGACGGCCTCGCCGACGAGCGACCACGTCGACTACAACCGCATGATAAAGCTCCACCTTCCGGACTTCCGGGAGGACCTGGACGCCCTTGAGCCGTTCCTGGTCAGCGACCTCCAGGGGCTTCTGGCGAAGTACTTCGACGGCAGCACCAGACGCATCCAGTTCAACCAGCAGTGGGGCGTCAACAACCATGCCTTCCACGACTACAAGGCGGTGGCCGCCTACGGCCTGCCGGCGGTGCGCGAGCTGCTGTCCACGCGCAAGATCCTCAACGTCGATCGCCGCGTCGTGACCGACGAGGGCGTCGAGGTCGTCTCGCTGCGCAAGAACCTGATGGTGCCGCTCGACTTCAACGTCGTGGGCGAGGCGGCCCAGACGGCCCTCGACATGGTTCAGGCCGGCGACAAGGCGGGGGCCAAGCGCTACCTGATGTCGCTTCAGCCCTACCAGACGCCGACCTACGAGCGCCGCGTCGACGCCATCGTGAACGCGCTCGCCGACTTCGGCGGCCGCCCGCGCGGCATGGCCAATCAAGAGCTGAAGTTCATGGACGGTCTGTTCCGCACGCTCCAGCGCAAGCCGATCGACACCGGACCGTTCTTCGAGGGCTCGCTCAAGGCCAGCAAGTTCCTGCGCAACTTCAACAGCGTGACGCTGCTCGGCTTCACCACGCTCACCAGCGTGCCAGACGTGGCCCTGCCACTGATCCGCAGCGGCAACATGAAGGCGTGGCTCTCCGGCCTGCGAAAGTGGGGGACGGACCCGGACTACCGGGCGGCCATCCGCAACGTCGGCGTCGGCGTCGAGAACATCGTCCACCAGCAGCTCGCCACCCTCTACGGCAACGCTGGCGGGCGGTTCTCCAACGCCTTCTTCAACGCGACGATGCTGGCCGGCTGGACCCAGACGCAGCGCGAGATCGCCGGCCTGGTCGCCTTCGAGGCGTTCAAGACCGAAGCCCGTCGCATGCTCCAGAACCAGCCGCGCATCGTCAACGGCGTGCCCGTGGCCAACCGCGCCCATCGAATGGCCAGACGCTTCCTCGAACGGTACGGTCTCGAGCACTACGGCCGGCCCGGCGCGCCCAACCTCGACGACATCAACGTCCTGCGCAACGACCCGAAGGTTCGCGCGGCGATCATCAAGTTCGCCAACGAGACCATCTTCGCGCCGAACCCGAACGACATCCCGCTCTGGGCGCAGACGCCCTGGGGCTCGGTCGCGTTCCAGCTCAAGAGCTTCCCGCTCATGATGGGGCGCCTGGCCAAGGACGTGCTGAAAGAAGCCGGGCGCGGCAACGTCGCGCCGCTGCTCTACATGGCGTCGATCGGCGCCGGCCTCGGCGCGGCGCAGATGGCCATCAAGGACGTCGTGCAGGCCCGCGGCGGCGAGGACGAGCGCTCGTTCGACCTGCGCGAGCGCAGCCTGAGCCAGATCGCCGAGGCCATGGGCTACGACGTCCGTCTGCACGGCGACGTCGACACGTTCCTCGGCTGGTACGTCGAGAGCTTCATGGCCCTGGGCGGCCTCGGCATGGTGGCCGAGCTGCTCTACAACACGGCCTCCATGCTCGACAACGGCAGCTTCGGCTTCCAGCGGACGATGGGCTACCTGTTCGGCCCGACCGTCGGCACCGCCGCAAGCGCCTTCAACGTGGCCGCCGGCGTCACCTCCCTGATCCGCGACGAAGACAGCAACGCCAAGCTGCGCACGGCCGTGCGCGAGACGGCACTGCGCGTGCCCGTCGCCGGTGGCATCCGCGCCTTCCGTGAGGGCGCCACGGACCTTATCGCCGGAGAGGCGCAGCGAGGCGGCGGTGGTGGCGGGTTCGGAAGAGGCTTTGAGGGCGGTTTCGACAGTGGCTTCGGAGGGGGCTTCTGATGACGCGCGGCATTAGGAACAACAACCCCGGCAACATTGAGAATGTGCCGGGTGTCATCTGGCAGGGCACCGACGAGACGCGGAGCGACCCGCGCTTCGTCGTGTTCAAGGAGCCGAAGTGGGGAATCCGGGCCATCGCCCGCGTCCTCATCACCTACCAGGACAAGCGGCGGGCCAAAGACGGATCGCGCATCGACACGATTCAAGAGATCATCGAGCGCTGGGCGCCGGCCCCGGAGAACGACACCGCGTCCTACGTGTCGCACGTCTCGAAGCTTCTGGAGATCGGGTCGACAGACACGATCGACGTCTACGACTACGAGACGATGAAGCGTCTGGTAAAGGCGATCATCCTGCACGAGAACGGCCAGCAGCCCTACACCGACGCGCAGATCGACGCCGGCCTCGTCCTCGCCGGCATCGAGCCGCCGGTCCGCGACCTCGGCAAGACGCGCACGGTGCGCGGCGGCAAGATCGGCATCGGCGCCACGGGCGCGGTCGTGGCCGCCGAAGTCCTCGAAGACCTTCGGGTCGTCCAGGATCAGCTCGTTCAGATCATGCCGTACCTGGAGATCGCCAAGTACGCCTTCCTCGCCGTCACGCTCATCGGCTTCGGCGTCATGCTGTGGGCGCGTCTGGACGACCGCCGGAAGGGTCTGCGATGACGTTCCTCTGGAGCCTCGCCCAGAGATTCGGGCTCACCGCCCTGAAGTGGGCGGCCGTCGCGCTCGCCGTCTTGCTCGTCCTGCTCGGCGCCCGGTCGGCGGGGCGCAACGCGGAGCGCGTCGACCGCCTGGAGCAGACCCTCAAGAACGTGAGAAAGCGCGATGAAGTGGAGAACGCTGTGCGCCGCGCCCCTGATGGCGCTGCTGCTAAGCTCCTGCTCGAACGCTGGTCCCGCGACTAGCGAGTACTGCGCCCTCGCCAAACCGATCTACGTGAGCCGAGCGGACGTCCTCACCGACGAGACGGCGAGGCAGATCTACGCCCACAACGAGACTTGGCGGGAGATCTGCCGCTAACACTCAGGCCACCTTCGTCGTCTTACCGATGGGGCGGTCGTCTTCCATGATCCCGCGCTCGGCGCAGTCGATGAGAATGCCGGCGCAAGCGCGAATGTGGGCCAGGTGCGGCTGGCCGCTTTCCGGGTCGATGTCTTCGCCCGTGTACCAGGCGAACAGATGGCGCAGGATGGCGTCGTAGTAGACGCTGGCCACCACGCCCGCCACACCCCAGTTATACCCGCCGTACTTGTCTGCGCCGTGCGCCATCACCCGACCCTCGTAGGCCAGGGCAATGGGTGGAATGTGCCGGAACGGCTGCTTCCTCCGCCCGCAGTCGTGCTTGGGATTGAGTTTGGGGTCAAGGTGCGGGTCGGAAGCCAGGCGCTTCAGCTCGTCCAGCGGCCCGACCGGCGGCGCGAACTCCCACGGCGACTGCGCGCCGATGCGGTTGTCCGGCTCCGCGCCGACTCTCTCCGGCGCAATGTTTTCGAGCGGCTTGCTGGGGTCGTTCACCACGGCCTCGCATCGACAATGACTTCGTGGTTTTCCGCCATGGCCACCTGGTAGCGCAGGCGCGCGGACATGATGCGCGCGTCCAGATTTTCGATCTGGTGCCACAGCTCTGCGGACTCTCCCTTGAGGTGCCGGATCTTGGCGAGCGCGCTCTTGCGCTCGCCGTCTCCGACACCCGGCTCACTGAGCCGTTCGCGGATGCTCGCGATTTCGTCGGCCTTCAACTGATGCTGGTGCGCGGCCTTGTTGCGCTCCAGCGACAGACGCTCGATCTCCTCGATGAGGGCGCGTGGCGTCTCACTGACTGCTTTGCTCATCGTACTTCCTGACTATCTCACGGGCCATCGCAATGATCTCGCCCCGCCTGGCCTCGACACGCTTGGCCAGCTCAACCTTGCGGCTGCTGAAGCGCATCATGGCCACGCGCTCGGCCTCCTTCGCCAGCTTCAGCCAGCGCTCGAACAGCCAGCGCGGAGCCCGAAAAACCTCCGTCGGCGGCTGTCCCAGCCATCCGAACGACCTCCTCTCCCTCTCGTCCATCACGCAACCTTTTGCCCTTGTCGGTGATGACGTAGACCGTTTCCCGCCGCCAGACGCCGTTGCGGAGAACTTCCAGAAAACTCCGCTTGATCGCGCCCGCCCGCTCGCACGCCCGGATCGTCGACGCATAGACGCACCGCCCGTCTGGGCGGTGCATCGGCAGGCGGCCGTCGACATCGGCCATGGCAAGCCAAGCTACCTGTGCCCCGGTCAGAGTTTGCATGGCGTCACCCAAGGATCTTCCGAACCACATGAATGGCCGATTCGAGATCCCCCACCACCCATCCGGACAGCTCGCGCACGAACGGATGGTCATGCACGTTGCCCGGCTCCATGATCGTGACGATCGGAATGCGTCTGGCGTCGGCCCAGCCGAACTCGATCATCGAGCCGATCGAGCGGCGATCGGCGCCCAGCAGGTTGGCCACCATCAGGTCGCAGCGCATCGTGTCGTAGCGGTCGCGCTCCACGATCGCGCGCTGGTTGCTCATGAGCGTGTCGGCCGTGAACGGCATCGTCGGCAAGTCGGCCAGGTACTCCTTGCCCCTCATTGGGGACAGGCAGGGGATGTGGGGCGGCATCGCTCGCGCGAACTCTTTCCGCCACGCGACGGCGCCTTCATACGTCCGCCCCTCGATGGGGCCGCACAGGTAGATCGTCTTCGTTTGCATCACTCTCTTGGTAGGGGTCTGTAGACTTCGTACTCTCCGCACACCGCGGTCGCTTCGCGGTTGTGCTTGCCGCAGTGCCATCCACCGCTCAGGTTCGGGACGGCGTGCGCACAGTTGTGGCAGGCCGGCTCGGGGAGCCGGCCGCCCCAGCAGACGTCGCGCTTGGAGCACTCCTTGCAGCGCCAGTCCGCCTCGCTCGTCGCCACCTTGCGGGCGCGGTTGCCGAGGACCGTCTCGATCTTCACGTTCGCCGCCGCATAGTCGAAGGCGTCGAACTTGACGATCTCCGAGTGGTAGCTGCTCGTGTCCTTGTTGTAGGCCACCAGCAGCAGCTCGTGGATGCAGGCCAGCCCCATCTCAAGCTGCGCCTGCCAGTAGTAGCGTGGGTGCGACACCCTCACGCCGAACTTGGCGAACTTGCTCCAGTTCGCGTTGTTCATCGACTTGATCTCGAGCAGGCGCGTCTTGCCGTCCCGCATCTCGATCAGGCCGTCGGCCTTCGCCTTGACGTGCCCGCCATAGGCCAGGTACGTGAACTGCTTCCCGGTGAGCCCGTCCTTGTCCCAAACGTTGTAGCCGGCCTTGCGCAGGTCCTCGATGACAAGACGCTCGATGACGTGACCGACCTTGAAGACCCGCTTGACGCGCGGCGGGACCGGAACCTCCGGGAAGCTGCGCAGCGTGTAGGCCAGGAACGCTTCGCAGGGATGGCCGATCACGCCGGCGCTGATCGTCCTGCTCAGCCAGTCCGGCGGATCGGCCTCGTAGGCCCTGTCGATCTCGATGGCGGGAACGTCGAGCACGAGGGCTCAGAACGGGATCGAGTCGTCGATCTCGTCCTCGCCGTCATACGAGTAGGACGGCGCGGCCTCGCGCTTGTAGCCAAGCTCGGCCGGATCGAAGTACGCGGCGCCGCGCTTGACCGGGCGGCCGCCGCCCTTGCGCATGACGCCGTCCTTCTCGTAGTCCTCGCTCTGCTCGACGTTGACGCCGACGATCAGGCCGTCGAGCGTCTTGATGTCACCCGGCTCGTCCGGGTTCGGATGGCCTCCGAATACGAGGAGCGACTTCAGGCGCTCGCGCCCAATGCGCTGGGCCGTCTGGGCGTTCTCCGTGTTGCCCGGCACGTAGACGCTGATGAAATCGCGCACGGAGCCGGAGCCGTTGATGTCGGTCAGGCGAACCTCGACCTGCCTGCCGCCGTTGCGCGTCTCCTTGATCTTCGGGTCGCTCACGCGGCAGACGTACCGCCCCGGCTTGAGGCTGCCGCCCGTCTGGACTTCGACTCCGGTCAGATTGAGGTCGCGAAAGGACCAGCTCATTGGACACTCCTAATCAAGCTGCTGAGGTTTTCGTGGCGGCGGCAGCCGCTTGGATGGCCTTCAAGTACTTCTCGTGCTCGCTGTCCGGCATGGACATGCGCTCGAACAGCTCGGTGATGTCGACGTGATCGCCGAACCGCTCGACCGGCTTGAGGCGCCGGCGAGGATCGCGAACCTTGCCGTGCCAGCCGCGGACCTCGTCGGTGATGACGTAGCGGTCGACCTTCGGCGTCGTGCGATCGCCTGACGTCACGCGAACGCCGCACAGAACGTTGTCGAAGATGCCGGGAAGCTGCTTGCCGACGGCGTTGCCCTTGACCATGGGCCAGTAGTCCGTGCCGCCGTTGTCGTCGTTCTCTTCCTTGGCCAGCGCCGTGACGAGAACGTGGTAGGGCAGGTCGCGCACCCACTTGCAGGCGCCGAGCATCTGGCTCGCGTACTCCTGCCACAACTGGAAGCCGTTCTTGGAGCCGCGGTGCTTCTCCTCCAGCTCTTCGAGAAGCCGGTCGGACGCCTCGGTGAGGCTGTCCAGCATGATCCACTTGTAGCCGGCGTGCCTGAACTCGGGGCCGTTGATGATTTGGCAGATGCCCTTGAACGAGTAGATGCCGTTGGCCGGGTCGTGCGGCCCATCCCACGAGCTGAACGGCAGGTAGTCGATCTTCTCGTGCATGATGGAGCGCAGGCCCGCCTCGCCAGAGATTACGAAGCCGGGGCCATAGCGGCGCTTGTAGTGGACGGCCTGCGTGGTCTTGCCGAACCCGTGGTGCGCGTAGAGGAGGGTTTTGATAGGGCCGTCGGCCTCCAGGTCGGCGGTGGACATGGGCTTGAACGTCATGCCACCTCCACCACGCTGATGCGAGGCGCGCTAGGCGAGCGGGTGAGCGCCTTGTTCAGCTCCGCTTGCACGTCCGCGTCCAGACGGTCGTAGTCCTTGCGGGCCACGGACAGCTTGCGCTTCACGTACTCGGGCAGCGCGCGTCCGCCGTACAGCGCCTCAAGCGCCTCGCTGTCCCAGGTCCACTTCTCGGACCGCTTGACGACAATCACCTTCTTGCCGGCGCGCAAGCTGAACTCGCCGGGCTCCTCGGGCGTGTGCGAGGCGATCTCGGCGGAAACGACGTCCAGCTTTGTCTTGATGATCTCCGCCTGCTCTTTGAGGCGGAGGTAGTCTTTGGCGAGTTCTTCCAGTCGGCTCGACTTCTCGGGCGGCGCCTCTGCCGCCTCCCATTCATCGAACTTGCTCATGACTCTCCTGCGATGGTGTCGGCCTCGATCGGCCCGACTTCCGAAAACATCGAACGTTGTATTGCCGACGAGACTCGGAAACAACCCCGCCGCACCGCCGCATTCGGCCGATTGAGGCCGATTCCTTGGAAAAGCAAGGCCCTCGGCCGTATAACATACGAGACAACCCTTCAACCGGCAGGGGAGCCAGCATGCAACGAAAGTTGAATGTGCGACGCCTCATTGAGGACGTCGGGGGCGCCAAGGCCGCCTCTGACGCCACCGGGGCGCCACGGACGGCGCCCTACCGCTGGATCAAGACCGGACGCTTCAGCGTCGGGGTGCTGGAGCGGCTTAAGGCCGCGGCCCCGCACCTGGATCTGGACGACTACTTCGAGGAAGTCGTGTCCTAACCCACAAGACAAGGACAAATGACAGCGACGTCACCGCAAGAACAACACGACCGCGAACTCTACAACGCGGCCATCGAGTACATCGAGCGGGGCTGGTCGGTCATTCCGATCAGCCCCATCACGAAGAAGCCCCTGATCGACTGGAAGGTCTATCAAAGCAGATTGCCAACACACGAAGAGGTCGACGCCTGGTTCGCCGCCTGGTCCGGCTTCAACCTCGCCGTCGCCACCGGCGCCCTCAGCGGCGTCGTCGTCGTCGATGCCGACACGCCGGAGGCCGTGGCCTGGTGCGAGGCCAACGGCTTGACCAGCCCGTTCTCGGTTCGCACGCGGCGCGGCCGGCACTACTACTTCGCTCACCCGCGCAACGGCGAGCGCTTCAAGAACGTGGCGCACAACGCCGTCCGAGGATACGGGCTATACGAAATCCCGCACCTCGACTTCCGCGGCGACGGCGGGTACGTCATCATTCCGCCCTCAATCTCGCGCAACGCCGAGAAGGGCGACCACAAGTACGAGTGGGAGCCGACTTACCTGGACTGGGACGACTGCCCCGTCTGGCGCGGCAAGCCCAGTCTCAAGGACGTCACGGACATCCCCGCCGGAGAGTTCAGTTTCGAGTCGCTGGATCTCTCGGGCGTTGGCCTGCCGAACCCAGACGACTTCCTCCCCGTCTGGGACCGGATGGCCAAGCGCGTCGAGCGTCTGGGCAGGAAGTTCAACGACGGCGACGGGCGCAACAACGCGCTCACGCAGTACCTGGGCGAGCTGGTCCGCCAGGGAGTCGACGATCAGGAAGAGCTTCTGATCGCTGCCGACGCCTTCCAGGAAGCGTTCTTCGCCGAGCCCCTGGAGCAGAGCGAGATCGAGGCCACGGCCCGCTCCGTCCTGACCATGGACCGGGCCAACCATCCCGACGACTACGAGGCCGACGGCTCTCGCAAGAAGCCGAAGGTCGAGACCCAGCCCGCACCGGCGCCCGAAAGCGCCGGCGTCTTGCGTCCGGTCTACCCCTCGGACGTCGAGATCATCGAGGCGGCTCTGCGCTCGCGCTGCTTCCTGATCGACCCGTGGATGACGCGCGGCTCGATCACGATGGTCTACGGCTGGACCGGCGGCGGCAAGAGCCTGTTCCTCCAGAACGTGCTCTGGCACGCCGCCCTGGGCCGTAGCTTCGCCAACATCTACGAGATCACGCGCCCCTGGAAGGTCCTGTACTTCGACTTCGAGAACGGCGCGGCCACGATCGCCTCGCGCGTCAAGACGCTGACCGAAGCCTACGGCGACCCCGGCCAGAACTTCGCGATCTGGGCGCCGTCGCTCATCGCCCCGGAGAACGGCGGCGACATCAACCTCAACACCGACGAAGGCAAGCAGCGCCTGGCGGCGTGGATCGCCGCCGTGCAGCCGGACATCGTCGTCATCGACACGATCCGCACCGCCTTCATGGGCCTCGAGGAGAACGACGCCGCCGCCTGGGCGCCGGTCAACCGCCTTTTGCTCGACCTGCGCAACGCCGGCATCAGCGTCGTCGTGGTCCACCACGCGAACAAGCCGAACGAGCACGGACTCGGCCGCGAGGCCGGCAGCTCGAACCAGCTCTCGAACGTCGAGACGCAGATGCGCGTGACGCAGCTCTTCGACAACGAGGCCATGGCCGAGGAAAGAAGGGGGAAGTGCGACGTCGAGACGGTGGCCAAGCTCCGAGCGCTGGCCGAGGCGAAGGCGAGCAGGACCGGCTCGACGGCCCGCCTGCTGACGGCGTGGGAAGTCCCCTACGGCAAGCTGCGGAGCCAGACGGAGAACCACGTCACGGCCAAGATCGGCATCGCCGAAGACGACGACGGCCGCCAGTTCGTGGTGTCGAACCCGTCGCCGCGGAACGGCGCGCGCGGCATGTGGGCCGCTGGCCGCACGGTCCTGGAGATCGCGAACGAGTGGAAGGTGCCGAGCCGCACGATCCGCGCGTGGCTCGGGATCGGGGAGGCGTCATGAGCCCGAAGGCCAAGCGGCGCCTCACCGCGGAACTCGTCAAGGCGCAGGGTGGCGTCTGCTTCTACTGCGGGCGCTCGTTCGGCAAGTGCGGCCGCACGCCGACGCTCGACCACAAGCTGCCGCAATGGCTCGGCGGCACCTGGGACCGCCGCAATCTCGTGGCCGCCTGCCGCAAGTGCAACTTCGACAAGGGGCCGCTCGACGCCGAGACCTACATGCGCGTCCGAGACGACGAGAAGATCCTCAAGCTGGAAGTGCGCAAGGCCCACGCGATGGCGCGGGAAGCGATGAAGTGGGGAGTGGGAAGGCGCCAGCTCGATTGGGCGGCGCTGGGAGGCGCCGCATGACACGCGCGCCTTATATGTTCAACTGTTCAAAACTTCATGATCTTCAGCGAGCCCCCCAACAGAGGGGGGCGAGCGATCAACTTCATGAACTTCATGAAGTTCTAAGGGGGGTTATAGGGGGGAGCGGCCGGAAGGCTGTCAACCCCTTCGTGAAGGATTGGCCACATCCGGCCAATCAAGGCCCGGCCTTCGGCCTTGAGGGCCTCGGCCGGGCGGAGCGTCTTCTCCACAAGCGAGTGCCTCATGCCGAAACGCATCCGCGTTTCGCCGGAGGACCTCGACTGGCTGCGCAACGCTATCGCCGAGAAGCGCCCGCTGCCCGAGATGGCCGCCCGCTTGGGCTGCTGCCTCGACACCCTGAAACGAATCCTGATGCGCCACGGCCTGGCCGACTTCCCTGGCGCAAAGTACCAGCTCCGGCGCGACGCCAACGTTCAGAAGTGGAACCGCCCCTGCATGGGCTGCGGCTCCACGGAAACCAGACCAAAGTGGTGGTACTTCTGTACCGCCTGCCGCCGCAAGCGAGGCTTCCATGAAGCGTCCGAAGACGAGTGGTAGATGGCGCAGCGAAATCCGCTGGGCCATCGTCGGCAGGCATGGCCTCTACACCGGCCAGTCCCTGACCAGACGTGGTGCCATCCAGAACCACGTCCGCTACTTCTGGCCAGGCTTCCCCAAGACCCCGCCAGACGACATCACCCGCAAGCTCTGGGCCACCTGCCGCAAGCGCGGCGACCGCGCCGTGAAGGTGGCCGTGACGTGGGAGGAGTAACGCGCGTGCTCGAATGGTTCCTCGACCGACTCCTCGACCGGCTCAGCAGACGCAGTCGGCACAATCCTATCGACCGCCTCATCGACCGGCTCATCGAGCGCCACCGAGATGGCCTCATCGAGCGATGGGCGGCAAGGGCGCCGTGCCCCGGCTCCGGAAACCAATTTGGCAGCCTTCGGTTCCAGCTCGCCATCGCGTGCCTGAAGCGCCGAGGCGAGCCGACCTGGCCCTATTACCCGGACTACTGACATGCAGGAAGACATGACCGAACGCGAAGCCTACCTGCGCGACCTGTACCGCGGAATGACGATCATGTGTCTCTTCTACGCCGTGCCCATCTCACTCGCGCTCAAGGCCGGCATGTGGCTGCCCGCGCTCGGCTGGTGGCTCGCGGCCGAAGTCTCGTTCCGCCTGTGCTCCGTGGAGCCGACCGAGGCGTGGCGCAGAAGCAGGAAGTCGCGCCGTGACTAACGACAACGCGATCGCGTTCCTCGTCCGCCTCATAGCGCTCCTCTCGGCGCTGGCGGCCGGGATCATCCTCGTGGCCCTGTTCCGCAGTGGCTGGGCAGAGGCGGCCAAACTGCTGGGCGTCTTCCTTCTGTGCGCGGCCGCGGGCGCCGCGCCGGGTCTGCTCACGCTGGCGGCCCGACCGGGACGACCCGCCGTCTCAAGACGCGGAGGATCAAACAGTCCCCACCCGCCAAGGAGAACCCCATGAAGGCGTATGTCCGGTCCCTCTGGAACCGCTACAAGGAGCGCCCCGTCACCTACATCGTGCTGGCCTTCGTAGTCTCGGCCATCGCCCTCATGATCGCCTCGGCCGTCTCGGCCCAGGAGCCGCCCGGCGTCGAGTTCCGCACGGTCGAGGCCGTCTGCTTCCCGGCCGCCGGTGTGGCCTCCTCGCTGGCCAACGAGTTCGGGGAGCGTCCCGTCATCCGCGGCGTCACCAACGTCGGCAACCTTCTCGTCGTCACCGCGAACCCGTCCACCGGCTCCTGGACCGCCCTCCTCATCCCCGACCGCCAGACGGCCTGCATCGTTGTCGCCGGCGTTGGCTTGCAAATGGCCAACGCGCCTCCGGGGCCAACTCGGGAAGCGACAGAGTAAGTCACATGACCATCACCATCGAGTGGCAGTGCCCGCGCTGCCAGACGCAGGTCATCCTCGAATACGTCCACGGCCACTACCAATGCCCGCGCTGCAAGTCGGTCATCGTCGACTGCTGCCAGGGGGAAACGGCTCAGGAAACCGGCCGCCCGGCCTTGGGGCCGGCGGCCGGCAATCGAAATCAGGAAGATCAGTGCCACGCCTGAAATCCCCGAAGTCCAAGGGCGACTCCTACGAGCGCGCCCTGGCCGACTACCTCAACCAGACGCTCTTCGACGGGTGCGAGCGCGTGCGCCGCGCGCCCCTCTCAGGCGGCGGCCGCACCTTCTCGGGCGGTGGCTCCGCCGACCTCATTGGCCTGCCCGGCGTCTGGGTCGAAGCCAAGCGCACCGAGCGCTTCCGCCCCTACGAGGCCCTCGAGCAGGCCGAGCGCGGGAGGACCGGCACCGGCTCGCCAGACGTGCCTGTCGTCGTGACCCGCCGCAACCGCATGCCGGTCGAGGACTCCCTCGTCGTGATGCGCCTCTCGAACTTTGTCGAACTTCTGCGCACTCGCCTAGCCATCCTCGGCGAGCTGCCCCAACGCAAGGACGCCGCATGAACAAGCTCAAACGCAAGCGCGTCACGAACATACGTGAGGTGCAACCGTGCCCCTCCAAGGAAGTCATTGACGGTGCCAAGCACCTGCTGCGCCGCGCAAAGAGCGGAGACGTCACCGGCTTCGCGGCCGTGGCCATCTCCCAGGGCGGCATTCGCACCTGGATCAACGGCAGCATCCGCGACGACGTCTTCCGCGGTATGGGCGCCCTCGAGTTCCTCTCGGAAGCCTATCGCCACGAATGCGTTCGAGGAAAACTCGAAGACTGACGCATGCCAGACGGACAGCGACGCTGTCCGGCCTGCAAACGACTTCGACCTCTAACTGACTTCAACGTCCGCAAGGGACGCGACGCCGAACGAAAAGGACTGGCCGGCCTCCCCTACGGATACTGCAAACCCTGCAAGGCGCGCCACTCGGCGCGCCGCATGAACTCACTCCCGAACTACCTTCGCAGCCTTGCCCGCGCGATGGCCCGCAGGGCCGCCAGGAAGGCGCAGGACGCGCGATGGCCCGCCGACCTGCCCCTTCCTACCCCCGATGATCTTGCGCGCCTGTGGGACTCTCAAAACGGCTTGTGCGCCCTCAGCGGCGTGCCCATGACACACCGCCACGGCGAGGGCTGGGTCCCCACCAACGCCTCGGTCGACCGCATCGACAGCAGCCGCCCCTACGAACTCTCGAACATCCGTCTGGTCTGCGCCGCCGTCAACATCATGCGCCACACCCTGACCGACGACCAGCTCCGCTGGTGGTGCGCCCGCATCCTCACTCCGCCGCCTCCCGCAGCAGCGACTTCGGCGCTGGCCCAATCCACACCTTCTCCGAGCCGCACGCCAGACAGGACCACTTGTACGTCGCCTGCCCGGACTTCCCCAGGATCGACTTCGGGTCGAAGTCCATCGTGCTGTCCGTCTCCAGATGCGGACAGCCCTCCTTCTCCATCTGCGGCGCTTCCGTCGGATACTTCCACAGCCGCCCCGGCACGCCGCACCGGCACAAGACCCCCGTTAACACTTCCTCCAGATCGTCCTCTTGCCTCGACGCCGCCATGCTGATCCCTCGCACCCGCAACGCCTCTATTATCATCTTGGCCAAGAGCTTCGCCCTGTCCCCGCGCGCCTTCGGCGTGTCTGGGGTAAGAAGATACAAGATGAGCCGCAGCCCCTCGTATATACGCCCAAGCATTAACCTTTCCCTCCAGTCCCCGTCTGCTTGAGAATAAAACCGAACGACTTGCCTGCCACATATATGCCACAGTACCCAAAGAAAACGGGGCGCCGCAAGGGCGCCCCGTCTGTGCCAGGCTGTCTGGTTTCTTACCTTGACTTTATCTCGCACCCCGCCGCGTCGATCGCGGAGAGGATGGCGTCGGCCTGCTCCAAATAGCCCCAGCCCTCATCCAGCGGGTCTATACTGTGAACTATGCTGCTCTCGGGCATGTCCGCGCGGTCAAATTCCCACAGCACCCGCGCCAGTCTCTCGCGCCAGTCCATCACAGCACCGCCGCCAGAAGCATCAGCGCCGCGAGAAGCAATGCGGCCCAAACCATCACGTCGCGAAAGCTCTCCACTGCTACACCCCTCCGCGCGGCTCCTCTCTGACCTGCACCGCAAGCACTCGTCATTTTGATGCCACGTCTGACTCGGGGCGCAGACCGGACAGGTCTGTACGATCACCTCCCCATCCAGTCTATTGACGCATTCAGCCGGCGGGTCGCAGAACATGGCGCACTGGTCTGGCGGGCAGTTGCATGGCTCGTTCTGGATGTTCAAATCGCCTGGCATCACACGCTCCACTTCTTGGGGTTCGCACCCCTGTGCTTCGCTTCCACTTCGTCGCGGCCTAGCTTCGGCCGCTCGCTGCGGGGCGGCTTCTCCTTGCTCACGACCTTGCGTATCGTCTCTTCGACCTTTGGCCCGACGATCATCATGCGCTCCCGCGCCCTCATGGACTCCATGAAATCCCTGAAAAGGCGCTGTTTCAGCTCTTCCACTTCCTTTTGCCGTCGATACGCTTCGGCCTTGGCCTTGAGCGCGTCGACGACCGTCACGTCTGGCGATGTCATGTGGTCGGCGGCCACGATCTCGGCGGCCTTCTCCAGCTCATTGGCCTTCCGCTCCGCCTCGTCTGCCCGCCTCTTCTCCGCCTCCGCCCGCTCGTGCTCCTTGCCGAGCTGCTGGTTCATCAGATCGAGCGCCAGACGGGCGTCGGCTTCGTTCTTCTTGGCGGCCGCCAATTCCTTCTCGAGGGCCTCGACGCGGCTCGCGATGTCCTCTATGGCGTTCGCGAGGTTATTGAGTTCAAGAGCTTTGACGCGCCTCGCGATATCCTCGATGGCCTCGGCAAGTCCGTTGAGGTCGCGGATACTCAGGTATTCGGCGCCCGCCTTGGCCACCGTAGTGGGCGGTTCTTCCGGCTTGACTACCGTCGCTGTGTCCGCCTCAAGCGGCAAGCCGACGAAGACGCTGTCGTAGTTGTAGCCGTAGTACTTGGTCACGACACCGCCTCCAGGCTTTTGAGCGCCACGTCAAGCGCCAGCTTGGCCTCTTCCGCCGCCTTACGTTGCTCCTCGGCCTCGCGCTTCCAGCGCTCAGCCTCTTGCTGCACCTGAGCGATCCGCTCTGTCAGGACATGCAATGCGACCCAACAACTCTCCAGGGCGTCGGCGATGCGTTCGACCTCCACGCGCCCCATCTGAGCCACCTCGATACCGAAGATGGTGGAGTACCTCGTTAGGTTGCGGATATCGCACCATCGTTGGCCCAGGTTTCCGAGAACTGGGTCCAGGTCTTCGTCTGCCCAATTCATTCCGGTGGCTCCTCCACCGTCAGCTTCGCGCCCATCGCCTCGAAGACGTCGCGCAGCGCGGTCGCTGCCGGATCACGCTCGCCCGCCTCCCATGCGATGATGCTTCTTTCCGGCCACCCCGACCGCTTGGCTAGGTCGCGGATGCGCCACCCCTTCCGCAAGCGGATTTCCCGCAATTTGCTGATGAGGGGGTCGTTGCTCAGTTTCTGCTTGCGTGCCACGGGCACCCCACGGAAGACGACGGGGCGCCTCCGGGCGCCCCGCCAACGCTTCAACGCTTCCGCGGAACTACCCGAACAGTCGGCTAAGAACGCCCCGACGCTTCGGCTGGGGCCTCACCCTGACCTCGGTCGCCAAGGCGGTGTTTATGCTGCGCAGGGCGCGCAACTTCTCATGAAGTTCCTCGATCTCATTGTGCGCTTGGCGCAGCTCCTCCTCGCGCGCCTTGTCGCGCTCAATCAACGACGCCAAGGCGTTGGAGAGCGTCGTGCCTTCGGCCAAGGCGCGCTCCTTCAGGAACAGGTGGTCCTCCTTGCGGACCCACAGCCCGGTGTGCGTCTTGCCCTTCTGCATGCCCTCGCCCTTCTTGGCTCGGGCGCGTTTCCCCTTCACGTCATAAGTGTGACGGAAAGCGGTCGAGTAGCAGATTCCCAGCGACTCGGCGATCCGATGGTAGGTCTTCCCTCTCTTGCGCATGGTGCGTGCCAGCGCGATGGTCTGGGGCGACAGGCGCTTCCCGCGCCGCCTGGTCAGGTCGGGGAGGTGGATGGTGTCAGTCATGAGCTTGCTCACTCGAAACCATGGCCCTTCGGGCTGCTTCTTGCTCTTCCATGCGATCCGCGAGTTCTTCGAGGGTGTCGGCCGCAAAGTGGTGGCCGGCATTGCGGAGAAGGCGGACAGACACTCGGTACTCTTCTGTGATCTTGTCCATGGGGACGGCGACCCTGGTGTTTCCCCTTTTCATTCGGTCCAGTAAGCTCCATTATGTTCTACAACTGTTCTCCGCCTCCGACACGTCTAGTTGTCTCATATGCGCTACATACAGGCAACCTCCGATGGAAGTCAACACAGCAAAACGCGCCCAATTGTGCCCAAATTGTGGGGGCACAGGGCGCAGAAAGGCTCGCCTAACGTGGTTAGGCGAGCATTAACCATTTTTTGATTGATGGAATTACAAGGGCTTGGACTCTATGCCCAAGGGGAGACGTCTAAAGACGTCTCCGCAATTGCCGTTCGAGGGAAAAATCCTTTGAAGGCATTCGCCGGCCCGCGTCAACCGGGCGTGATGAGCTTCAGCCCGATAATCCCCGCGACGATCAGCCCAATGCAGACGAGACGCGCGGCCTCGGCCGGTTCATGGAACAGCAGCATGCCGAGGATGGCGGTGCCGACGGTCCCGATGCCGGTCCAGACCGCGTAGGCGGTCCCGAGAGGCAGGCTCTTCAGCGCCAGCCCAAGCAGCGCAACGCTGAGGGCCATGGCGGCGAGGGTGACGAGAGTCGGACCGAGACGGGTGAACCCGTCCGTATATTTCAGCCCGACGGCCCAGCCGACCTCGAACAGTCCGGCCATGATCAGGACGAACCAAGCCATTTCCCATCTCCGTC